TTACAGGGCTTTTTTCTTGTCGTGTTGCATTTCATGTTGCATCGTCTCAAAATGATCTATGATTTTTCCTGTGAAAATCGTGTTGTAATCTTCCATAGTTCCCCGGTAAATTCTTTTTAAAGTTCCATCAGAGGACCAACCACCCCTTGCCATAATGTACTGATCCGGTACGCCAATCGCGTGCATAACACTGGCCGCATAGTGGCGCAGATCGTGGAAGCGGAAGTGAGGGACATTGAGCCTTGTCAGAGCTCTTTCAAATCTCCGCGTCACCTGATCCGGATTTAAGTCCACCAGTCTTCCCTTGTCCGGAAGTTTCTTTATTATGTATTCAGGCATTTCCACTGTTCTCGCACTGGAAACCGTCTTAGTAGTCTTCGTGACCCATTCTGTCTTTCCTGCGTCAACCGTGGCTTTATTGATCCGGATAAGGTTCCCGGATACATCAGCAGCTGTGAGGGCGCATATCTCTGACCGCCTCATCGTGCCAAACGCTGCCATGTAAACAGCAATTTCCATATCTTTATCGTTAGCAGTAAAGAAGTCCAGTATGGCGCGTATATCGCTATCGGTAGGGACATATAGTTCAGGCTTTACCTTTTGAGGAAGAGTAACGTCCAACTGAATACCAGGCGCGTACATTTCCATAATAGCAGACAGGAGCCCGTAAGCATTCCTTGTAGTCTTAGGGCTATGCTTTGCTGAGAACTTATTAACCCATTGTTGCACAAGCTCAGAGGACAGTTTTCGGAGCTTCGTATCAATAAGATCTCCATAGTAGTTCTTTCTCATGCGCCGGTATTCCCTGATCGTAGACGGGGACAGGACATTGCTTTTTAACTCACAGTATTTATCAATAGCGTCACCCAGGGTAAAATCCTTTGGACGACTTACAGTACTTTTATCTGCAGCAAAAGCCGCAGCTTCTTTCTCTGCCTGTCTCTTCCCCGCTTTTGATGGATCGTCACAGGTAAAGGATTCATAGATCCGTTTTTGTTTCTGTTTGCCATTCTTATCTAAGGCTGGCTTTCCATCTTTTAAATATACTGGTTCTGAATGACTATATACCAGACACCTCCAGGAGCCAGAGGGTAGTTTCTTCGCTGTTGCCATATTTATCATTTCCTTTCTGTTGCGCCGGCGCTTTTCGGCTGTGTATTGTGGATAAAGTGTGGATAAGTCTTATTAGTTGCACCGGTGCAACTAATTTTAAGCGCAAAAAATACGCCCCTTGCCAGGACGCTCCGAAAATGATATAATGTGGTTGACATTATATATCATTTCTTTCCGGAGCGTCCGGTAAGAGAAAATTTATGTAAAGCCGTTCAGTGTTGGTAGCACTGGGCGGTTTTTTTTGTTACATAGCCAATTCTACAGAATCAGCCTCCTTTTTATTAAAATCATCGTTTACAATATGTAAGAGGGCGTGCTGATACGCCAGCATCTGCCGCTCCTGATTCAGCCTTGAATTAATTATAATAGTAAAGCTTCCGTCAGTATTGCAAATTACTTGTTCTTCAATTTCTGTTTCCATATCTAAAAAATGTACCCCTATTGCTTCGGTAAGCAAAGGATTATTCATCCATATCAACACCCTTCGTCATTATGTTTGTCTTCTTGCTCTTTTAAAGACTTTATAAAAGTTATGTGAGCTCTTAATTTTTCTGGCGGTATATCCCTTGCGGCATGGAATAATGATTTCAGATCTGGATTTTCAAAAATCTCCTGAGCTATTTCCCGGGTTTCCTCATTTGTATAGTAATGCTCGCTATCATCATCGGAATTGCCGGTCATGAGGTAGTCTACAGTTACTCCTAACCGATTAGCCAGTTGCTGAATTTTCGTAGCATTGGGCGTACTTTTCCCTAACTTACTAATATATCCTTTACCAAAATCAAGTTCTTGTTCTAATTGATTCATTGAAATATTGTTTTTCTTACATAACTCTTTGATACGCTCTTTAAGATCCATTTTGCGCTCCTTAAAAAAATCCTGAAAAAATCGCAAAAATACCCTTGACATTCTGAAACAATCGCGTATAATGTGATTATAGGGTTCTGAAAAAATCGCATAATTATAGCGATAAAAATATCTGGGAATTTTTATTAAATTTGATCGACAATCCAATTATAGAATATTTTCAGAAGTAAGTCAATATATTTTGGCGATTTTTTCAGAACTAAAAAATGGAGGTGATTTTACGAAGCAGGAAGATAATCAGATTATGGTATATGACAATATTTGCGCAGCCGCTAAGAAGTCCGGTTTATCCATTAATTTTATAGAATCGGAAACAGGCTTATCAATTGGAAGTTTGTGCAAATGGAATAAGGTAAGTCCTACAGCAAAGAGCTTAAAAAGAGTAGCGAGATTACTAGGCGTAACCGTAGACAGTTTATTAGAAGAAAAGGAGGCGGGAAAAAGTGAAAATTGTAATTGACATCGAGGATTGTTCGAGTTATGGATTATCTCCGAATTACGTCTACAAAAGGTTGTGTAATGAACATACCAAGAAGTTAAACCATAAGTACAGATGTAATTTCTGGGTGATGGCAACTCAGTGTGATGCCACGGCGAGGGCTCTGTACTCTCAGGCAACCAATAGACCGCAAAGTGTTAAAAGTCTTATTCTGACATACTCAGATGCGGAAAGATGTTCCAATATCTACAAAGAGTTTGCAGAAACGTGGGCGGAGCTGTTAAAGGGAGATCGAAGAACAGAAAGGGAGGATACATGAAAAATTTAGAACAGACATTAGACAGCCGCGAAGTAGCTGAAATGGTAGGGAAGAATCACGCGGATTTAATGAGAGATATTCGTAGATATTGCGATCAATTCAACGAAAGCAATATTGCATTTGTTGATTTTTTTAAGGGATCAACCTACAAAGATGGAAAAGGCGAGACACGACCCTGTTATAACGTAACTAAAAAGGGCTGTGAATTTATCGCCCACAAGCTTACAGGTATCAAGGGTACAGAATTTACCGCACGGTACATTAACCGGTTCCATGATATGGAAGATACGATCAGAGAAGGTATTCCTCAAAGGATAAGATCCATGGCACCTAAACGCCCCGCCCTTTCATCGGTCAACATGGCGGCTAAGATTATGAAGGACTCTTATAAAGAAGCTGGGGTTGATTCAAAGTTTATCGCAGTCGCAGTAGGTAACCTTTATAAGAATGAAGCGGGCATCGACTTTGGGATTCCTCTCATTACAGATAAAGTGGACATGCCTAAGCTTTACGATTGTACAGAGATTGCAAAAGAACTCGGTATCTACTCTGCAGGTGGCAACCCACATATCCTTGCTGTTAGCGCTATTATCCAGAAACTTCATATAGAAGAAAGCGAGATAGTGACTACGGCATTCAGTCGGAATGGTCATGATGACGTAACTACCCAGTACAAGCCCTCTGTATTTGAAGACGTGAAGTTGTGGCTAGCTGAAAATAACTATCCTGTAAAAATTCCCCACGTAGATTCAAAAGGTAATTCCAAGATTTGTACTGTAGTATACCGCGGGGTTGCATAACAGCACATTGAAAAGGAGGTGAGAGGGATAGGAGTCATAAAAGAATTTATTCAGGAAAATATTACCCCAATTATTAGTGGTATTCTGGGAAGTTTTATAGGGATGACTATAGCAAAGCTGATAGGGATAATGTAAGCAGAGTTGTAATAATTGCAATTACGATTGGGAGAAGTATTTGAGTCATAACAAATTGCAAGTTGAACCACTGTTTATTTTCCACTTCAACAAAGCCAAGATCATCTAGCTGAAACATAGTAGTTTCAGTGATTTCAATAGGTTCCCGGTATTGGTTCGAGAGCCACCTATTTGAATAAGGTACTGGTGATATACAAGGCTTTCCAAGATTTCATAGGAAGGAACTTTAAATTTTTTCCGGATTGAAAGGTAGGATACTTCTTTCTTCTTGTAGATATACCGTAAAATCCGAAGAATTTGATTTGTGATAATCATAGGCTGTCTCCTTGGCATTTTGTTAAGTCAATTATAGGATACCCAGAATAAAAAGGCAATAAAGAAAGGAATGGCGATACATATGGAAGAAAACAAACAGCGTATTTGTGACTTGCTCCTGGCGACGCTTCAGGAAACAAGAGGAGCCCATGATCTGGTTTCACTGAATTATGATGCAGAGAAAGAAGTAGTAATAGGAACTTTTACAGGTGGTGGGAAGAAAGTATGCAACGTTGCAGCAGATTCCGGCTGTGCCATGATCCGGGACATTATGAAACAGTTAGGGGTGTGAGCCATGACTGCACATTCTTGCGAGACCCGCCGATATCGCCGGCTTTGCCCGGAACGGTCCAGGCAGTATACATGCAGAGGTTATGAGAAAAGGAGAGAGATAAGTGCCAAAGTTAAAGTCAAGTGATTTTGAGCAAAAGAAGTTGATCGCCAGAACTACTATCAGGAATCGAATGACACTTAAGCAAATCCGAAACAAGGAAATTGCCAAACGCCTAAATCGTCCAGAGAATACCATTAATTATCGCTGGCAGCACCCAGAGACCTTCCGGTTAGAGGATTTATGGATTTTAGTATCTGCTTTAGGCCTGAGCGATCAGGAGATACTGCAGATCGTCAGAGGAAAGGAGGTCTCCCATGCAGAAGTACTATGACAACTTAGACGATTACACCGACACCCGCCCGTCGCAGCTGATGGAGTTTACAAAGCGGATTATGCCGGCAGTAATCTTCATCGGAAGCGTTGCTCTGATGTTTATGGTGGTTGGTGCTTTAGAGACGTTGTGAGAGGAGGTGAGAGAGGATGAAATCTATTAAAGATGCGTCAAGAATAACTTTTGAGAACAATAACGGAATTTGTACAGAAAAAGAAGGGATTTTTGCCCCAGATGAAGTTGAAAAAGCAGAAGCAATTATCAAAGTTTTAGACGGGATGACAATTGCTTCTGCACGTGAGTTACTTGAGAAACTGGCTGAATACATGTTGCAATCAGTTTTTAATTCCATTTAGGGAATTGCAGATTTCCCCACATGTTTCATTGAATTTCTCCATGAAGTCAGAAACAGACATATTTTTAACATCGTAGTGATTTTCGATATAGGCAATGGCGAGGCGGTCAATGCGGTCTTGTAGCGACAGAGTAGTAGTTTCCATAATTTTATGACTCTCCTTTCTTTTGTACTCAGCTCTGGCAGGAGCTTGTACCTACAGTATAGGAGATTTGGAAAAATTTTACAAGAAAGGAAGTGAAAGAATCTTGATGAAGAACGAGTTTGAGGTCTTGGTGAATAAACCGATCAGTGATGAAGAGTATAGCACCATTGAGTACGTTTACACTTGGTACCCAACTATCAGTGAGACTGGGGGTAAGGATCAAATTGCAATGCTTTACACCCTCTTTGGTATGCCCCTTATTGAGGATATGGTGGATAGAGCTGGAAAGATGGAAAAGCTTGATAGTGATCTAAAATCAGCGCAGAGGCAGGTTACTATTGTTCAGGACAGGATTAAACAACTAAGAGGAGAGGAATCATGACAAAAGAAGCAATGCTGAATCTGATCGAAAAGCATAATGATACGGTGAATTTCATTAACACTTTGGATTTTAAGGTTCCAGTTGAAGTGGTTCTCAGACTTATGCCTTTGGCTTGTAAAATGTCGAGTTTAGGTCTGGCGCTTACACATGAAGCCCGGAAAATGGGTATTGATACAAAGTGCTGTATGCAAAGCGGAAAGATCAGTATCTATTCTGAAGAAACAAAAACCCCAGGAGCGGCAACTCCCAGGGAATCAAGGTAACACGTAAATACTATTCATTCCTATTATACATAGGAAACAGGAGGATTGCAACAATGTCTATGAAAATCAATCAATTGGAGATTGAGAATGTAAAGAGAATTAAGGCCGTAAAGATCGAACCGTCAGCAAACGGTCTGACTATTATCGGAGGCAGAAACAACCAGGGAAAGACCTCTGTACTGGATTCTATCGCCTGGGTGCTTGGTGGGGACAAGTTTCGTCCCTCTCAGGCGCAGCGCGACCAGTCAGTGATTCCGCCAAACCTTAAGATCACCATGAGCAACGGTCTTGTGGTTGAACGGAAAGGCAAGAACAGCGCCCTGAAGGTAACAGATCCGAACGGCGAGAAGGGCGGACAGCAGCTTCTTAATGATTTTGTGGAGCAGTTCGCGTTAAACCTTCCAAAGTTCATGGAGTCCACCTCAAAAGAGAAAGCCCAGATCCTACTTAAGATCATTGGAGTAGGGGACAAGCTCATGACTCTGGAACGGGAAGAGCAGGAGAAATATAATGAGAGGCTTACCATTGGACGCATTGCTGATCAGAAAGAAAAGTATGCCAAAGAGCAACCGGCTTATAATGACGCTCCGGTGGAGTTAGTATCTGCCTCTGACCTCATTAAAAAGCAACAGGATATCCTGGCACAGAATGGTGAGAACCAAAGAAAGCGGGAGCGACTCCACCAGTTAGAACAGGAAGACCAGAGACTTATGGAGCAAATCCAGGAACTCCTGAAAAAACAGGAGACAGTCCGGGCGGATCTTTCCATTGCCAGAATGAATGCGAAGGATCTGGAGGATCAGTCTACCGCAGAACTGGAGCGCAGCATTTCTGATATTGAGGAAATCAATCGGAAGGTGCGGGCGAACCTTGACAAAGAGAAAGCGGAAGACGATGCCAGGGAATACCGTAGGCAGTATGACCAGCTTTCAAAACAGCTTGATGAAACCCGTGATGCTAAAAATGAGCTTCTTAAATCTGCTGAACTTCCACTTCCGGAACTTTCTATTAAAGAAGGAGAGCTGGTTTATAAAGGACAGCAGTGGGACAACATGTCAGGCTCCGACCGGCTTAAAGTATCCACTGCCATTGTCCGGAAGTTAAATCCGGAGTGTGGTTTCGTCCTCCTTGATAAGTTAGAGCAGATGGATTTAGAAGTCCTTAAGGAGTTTGGTGAATGGCTGGAAGCGGAAGGACTGCAAGCCATTGCAACCAGGGTAAGCACCGGGGAAGAGTGCAGTATTGTAATTGAAGATGGATACGTGGCAGGTCAGGAGCACCCGCTCATGGAAGATAAGAAGACAGGATGGAAGGAAGGAGTATTTTAATGCAGATTATTAAAGGAAAGTTGCCAGGGGCGAAGAAGACTGTTGTGTATGGCCCGGAAGGTATTGGCAAGTCAACTTTTGCAGCGAGGTTCCCGGATCCAGTATTTATTGATACGGAGGGAAGCACCAAGGATATGGATGTGGCAAGGCTTCCGGAGCCTAGCAGCTGGACCATGATATTAAATCAGGTTTCAGATGTGATCAAGACACCAAATGTCTGCAAAACTTTAATCGTCGACACGGCCGACTGGGCTGAAACGCTTTGTACTACCAGTGTTTGCACGAAGAACCAGAAAAGCAGCATTGAAGATTTTGGCTATGGAAAAGGTTATACATATATTCAGGAAGAATTCGGAAAGCTTCTAAATCTTCTTACTGATGTGACAAAAGTCGGGATCAACGTGGTTTTAACAGCTCATGCAAAAATGAGAAAGTTTGAACAACCGGATGAGATGGGAGCTTATGACCGGTGGGAAATGAAGCTGAGTAAAGGTGTGGCCCCTATGGTGAAGGAATGGGCAGATATGGTCCTGTTCTGCAATTATAAGACTATGGTTGTTAATGTGGACGGACAGGGCGCCCAGAAAGGAAAGAACAAAGCTCAGGGTGGCAGACGAGTCATGTACACAACCCATCACTCCTGTTGGGATGCCAAAAACCGCTATGGGCTTCCTGACGAAGTACCATTTGAATACGATTCAATTCGCCATATCATAGAAAGTTCCGTTGTGGGAAATCCCATTTCGGAAGAAAAGAAGCTTACTCCCCCGGTTACTCAGCCGAAACAGGAGGACTCTGGGAGTACTGTCCGTAAGAGCCGAGAGGAGCCTCCAAAGGAAGAGAAAGCAGCTCCGCCGGTGGATACAAAGTCAGAATCAGTAACCCCACCAGATGTAAAGATTGATGAACGGATACCGAAAGCCCTTCGCGATCTGATGATCCGTAATCAAGTTGACGAGTGGGATATCCAGAATGTAGTTGCTGCCAGAGGATACCTTACAGCAGATATTCCAGTATGGAAGTATGAAGAGGTAAATCCGGGATTTATTGACGGGGTTTTGGTAGCTGCCTGGGATCAGGTATATGCAATGATTAAAGAAATGAAAAAGAATGACAGCTTAGTATTTAATTAAGGAGGATATGGCAAATGGCAGATTATGAAGCAAAAGAATTAGGATGGGACGATGAAGTAGAAAAAGGCGAAGGAGGCGGGGACTTTGTCCTTCTTCCTCCTGGAGATTATGAGTTTACAGTGGAATCATTTGAACGGGCCAGACACCCAGGTGGTGATAAATCTCCGGAGTGTAACAAAGCAATCTTAAAGCTGAGGATCGACACCCAGGAGGGAACCACTATCCTTACAGAGAACTTACTTCTTTATGATAAGATGCAGTGGAAAATTGCACAGTTCTTCCTTTGCATTGGTGAAAAGGAGATCGAGGGTAAAGTCAGAATGAACTGGCCAGCAGTTCCCGGAGCAAAGGGGAAAGCTACCATCGAGGTAACGCCTGGAAGAGATGATCCAAACAAGAAGTTTAATCATGTGAAGAAGTATCTTCCATATGAACCGAAAAAATTTGAGGCAGGGAAGTTTTAACTATGGAACTTAGACCATATCAGTCAGAGGCAAAGGCTGCAATCTTTGAAGAATGGGACAAGGGCGTCAAGCGGACGCTCCTGGTCCTCCCTACGGGGTGTGGTAAGACGATTGTATTCGCAAAAGTAACAGAGGATTGTGTACGTAGGGGAAATCGGGTGCTAATTATGGCACACCGCGGGGAGCTCTTAGATCAGGCTGCGGATAAGATCGGAAAAGCCACGGGACTTGGGTGTGCTACTGAAAAGGCAGAAGAAACCTGCCTGGGGAGTTGGTTCCGGGTTGTGGTCGGATCTGTTCAGAGCCTTACCAGAGAAAAGCGATTAAAGCAGTTTCCGGTAGATTATTTTGACACCATTATCATTGATGAAGCACATCACTGTCTATCTGACAGTTATCAAAAGATCTTAGATTATTTCAAAGAAGCCAATATTTTAGGCGTAACAGCGACACCTGATCGTGGTGATATGCGAAACCTTGGTGAATGCTTTGACAGTCTGGCTTATGAGTACACACTTCCAAAGGCAATTAAAGCCGGCTACCTCTCCCCGATCAAAGCCCTGACCCTTCCCCTTAAGCTGGATCTATCAGCAGTAGGAATGCAGTCGGGTGATTTTAAATCCGGAGATATTGCAACCGCTCTGGATCCATACCTGTATCAGATTGCCGATGAAATGGAAAAGCACTGCAAGGATCGGAAAACGGTTGTATTTCTTCCTCTGGTTAAAACAAGCCAGAAATTCAGGGATATTCTAAATAGCAAAGGATTTAAGGCCGCAGAGGTAAATGGAGACAGCAAGGACCGTGCCGAAGTATTGGCAGCCTATGATCGGGGGGATTATAACGTTCTGTGTAATTCCATGTTACTGACCGAAGGGTGGGACTGTCCCAGTGTTGACTGCATCGTGGTGCTTCGTCCCACAAAGGTGCGCAGCCTTTACAGTCAGATGGTTGGACGTGGAACCCGTTTGTTTCCAGGTAAGGACCACTTACTCTTACTGGATTTCTTATGGCATACCGAGCGACATGAGCTTTGCCACCCTGCCAGTCTGATCTGCCAGGATGAGGAAGTAGCCCGGAAAATGACGGAGAATATCGAGCAGGCAGGCTGTCCCGTGGATATTGAAGCGGCGGAAAAACAAGCGGCAGAAGATGTTGTTGCTCAGAGGGAAGAAGCCCTTGCAAAGAAGCTGGAAGAAATGAAGAAGCGTAAGAAAGCGCTGGTGGATCCTTTGCAGTTTGAAATGAGTATTCAAGCGGAGGATTTATCTGGATACGTTCCTTCCTTTGGTTGGGAAGCAGCACCTCCCTCTGATAAACAAAAGAAAGAACTGGAAAAGCGGGGAATCATGCCAGATGAAATTGATAATGCCGGAAAAGCCAGTATGATCTTAGACCGACTGAACAAACGCCGGGAAGAAAACTTAAGTACTCCCAAGCAGATCCGTTGCTTAGAAAAGTATGGCTTTCAGCATGTGGGAACATGGAATTTTGACAATGCTAAAAACATGATTGACCGTATCGCAGCGGCAGGCTGGCGGGGCGCACCTTCGGGCGTGAATCCGCGTGAGTATATACCGGAATAAGGAGACTTGAAACATGGATAGTACATACGACCTCATGGAGGTCCTAAATCATATAGACCCATCAGAGCTTGAATACCAGGACTGGATTAATGTCGGCATGGCTCTGCAGCATGAAGGGTATTCCGTTGATGTGTGGGACCGATGGAGCATGAACGACCAGCGGTATCACGCCGGGGAATGTGAAAAGAAATGGCGGGGCTTCCACGGGGCCGGTACTCCGGTGACAGGTGGAACCATTGTCCAATATGCCAGGGATCAGGGCTGGACCCCACCTTACGATCCCGGCAAAGCCCTTGACTGGAACGATACCGTTTCAGCAGAAGGTGTTGTAGTTGATAAAAACTGGGTTGAGGAAAGGGAAGTTATCGAACCCAGGCAGTGGGATCCAGCCGGGGAGCTTATCAAGTATTTAGAAACCCTGTTTGAGGCTGGGGAGAATGTCGGTTATGTAGTAAAGAGCTGGAAGAAGGATGAGAAATACCTTCCTGCAGATAAAGGAGCATACGGCAGGACAGCAGGGCAGTTGATTGAACTTTTAACACAGAGCAATGGAGATATTGGCAGCGTATTAGGAGACTATGATCCGGAGGGTGGAGCTTGGATCCGGTTTAATCCAATGGACGGAAAAGGCGCTAAGAATGAAAACGTCACTGACTTTAAATACGCCTTGGTGGAATCAGACTCCATGGAGATTGAAAAGCAACACGCCATTATCCGGGAACTGGAATTACCGGTTGCCTGTCTGGTGCACAGCGGCGGAAAGAGCCTCCATGCCATTGTAAGGGTCGACGCCGCAGATTACGGCGAGTACCGTAAGCGAGTGGATTATCTTTACGAAATCTGCAAAAAGAACGGGCTTGCTATCGATCAGCAGAACCGTAACCCGTCCAGACTATCCAGAATGCCCGGCGTTATGCGTGGGGATAAAAAGCAGTTCATTGTAGATACCAACATAGGAAAAGAAAGCTGGGCGGAGTGGAAGGAATGGATTGAGTCCATCAATGACGATCTACCGGATCCGGAAAGCCTGGACGATGTATGGAACAATCTTCCGGAGCTGGCGCCCACCCTGATTGATGGAATGCTCCGTCAAGGGCATAAGATGCTGATAGCAGGACCGTCAAAGGCGGGAAAGTCCTTTCTTCAGATAGAAATGTGTATTGCCATAGCTGAGGGAAAGAAGTGGCTTAACTGGGATTGCACGCAGGGAAAGATCATGTATGTAAATTTAGAGCTTGATCGGGCCAGCTGTCTCCACCGTTTTAAGGATGTGTATCAGGCTCTTGGGTGGCAGCCAAACAATCTAAAAAACATAGATATCTGGAACTTAAGAGGAAAGTCCCGTCCTATGGACAAGCTGGCACCCATGCTGATCCGCAGGGCAGCGAAGAAGAATTACATAGCCATTGTCATTGACCCGATCTATAAGGTCATTACCGGTGACGAAAACAGCGCGGATCAAATGTCTAATTTCTGTAATCAGTTTGACAAGGTGTGTACGGAGCTGGGCGTAGCGGTGATCTACTGCCACCATCACAGCAAGGGAAGTCAGGGCGGAAAGAAGTCTATGGATCGCGCCAGTGGATCGGGAGTATTTGCAAGGGATCCGGATGCACTCATTGATTTAATAGAGCTTGAAACAACCGAAGAACTGATGAAACAGCAAGAAAATAAAGCGGTGTGTGATGCCTGCAGACAGTACCTTGATGCGCATTATAAGTGGGAGGAAGATCTCTCACAGGACGATTTATGCAGTAGCTTTCAAATGCTTAATTACTGCAAAGAGAAGCTGGATAAATGGCAGATGATAGCCCTGGAGCGTAATATTGAGGCTGCCAAAGCAAAAGTTAAAGCAATGACGGCATGGCGAATTGAAGGGACCTTACGAGAATTTTCTAAGTTTGAACCGCAAAATCTCTGGTTTAATTATCCCATTCATGTGGTGGATCAGTCCGGAGTACTGGGAGATATTCAGCCGGAAGCAGACGCACCTTCATGGAAGCGAAACTTTAGTAAAAAGAAGTCTCCGGAAGAAGCAAAGAAGGAACGCAAAGAGAGCTTGGAAACACAATATGAATCCCTAAAAAGCTTTAACAAAGATGGAAAGGTGAGTATAAAAGATCTTGCTGAAGGTATGGGAACGACAGAAAAAACAATCCGAAATCGTATAAAAGAGCATGGTGGTTTCTGGATTGATGAAGGTTATGTGGGTAAGAAGTAAAGGGAAAAAGTCGAAGGGAAGTAGTTTCCCTTGTTGTGAAATATTCGAATGATTTCCCTTTCCCTTTAAAAGTGAAAACGTCGATAAATGCCGAGAATTTCACTCACAGGGAAAAAGTCGGAAAAACACCGAGATTTTCTAGGGAAAGGAAATGCTATATATATTACATATATATAAGGCTATTTTCCCTGACGGTCAAAGGGGGAAAGAAAGGTGGGCTTAAGCGCTGCCCACCCTCCTTCCTTCCCCTGTCCTTTGACAAATAAAAAATTTCACAACAATATTTTTGCACGTTAAATATTTAGAGAGGTAAAGTAAATGGTATCTGAATTTTTTATGCCAATGAAAAAGGTCCCCACCGTGACGCACCAGGAGAAGCAAGTGCATGTGGTGAATGGAAAGCCGGTCTTTTACGAACCTGAAGAACTGAAAACGGCCAGGGCGAAGCTGTTGGCTCACTTAGGGCAGCATGTGCCAGAAGAGAGGTATATTGGTCCAGTGAGGTTGATAACAAAGTGGTGCTTCCCCGTCCTGGGAAAACACCAGAACGGAGAATATAAGACCAGCAAGCCCGACACTGATAATCTGGTAAAGCTTCTTAAGGACGTTATGACAGAGCTGCACTTCTGGAAAGATGATGCTCAGGTGGCGTCAGAGATAACGGAAAAGTTCTGGTCAGATCTTCCTGGTATTTATGTGAAGGTGGAAAGCCTATGACAGATCAGGAGGTGCAAAAAGGGTTTGAAGAGGTTTATAACAAGTTCTGGCTCAATTATCGTGGAAAGGTTCTTCCGAAACATTCAGACGAATGGGAAAGAATGAATACCTGGGCAGTAGTGCTGATGAAGAAGTATCCTTTCATGGAGCAGGTGGTCGCTGAAATGATAGCAGAACTTGGACAGAGAATGCGGAGGGCTGAAGATGGCAGGTAAGAAGAAAAACAATACCCCACCTGAGCAGGAAATCCATATTTGTTCTTACTGCGGTAAGGAGATCCACGGGGATCATGTGTACATAAAGACTAAGAGACGGACTGAGCTGCACATACATTTTGAGTGTGTGCCGGGAAAAGTAACAAGTTAATTAAAAAATGAAAGGAGGATGGAGCGGTGGCCACCGTGACAGGATATCCTGGCTCCTTTCAAAATGAGAGACGTAATTATAGATTATTTCTGCGGCGGCGGGGGCGTGAGTACTGGTGGCGAAATGGCATGGGGCAGATGCTTTGATTATGCAATTAATCATAATGCCGCTGCAATAGCAATGCACAAATACAATCACCCATATACGCACCATTTCACGGAAGATATTATGAGAGTCAAAATTGACAAGTTCCTTACTTGGGGACAGAAAGTCAGCTTTGTATGGGCAAGTCCTGACTGCACTTCCCATTCAAATGCGAAAGGATCTAAACCGATTGAAAGA